TGTTAAAATCATTGGGTATTGAGTTGTCCGAAACCAATATTCTAATAATGATGGATAAAATTGTTGAGGTTATTAATTTAACTAAATCTGGTGTTGTTATGAGAGATATGGGTAGTGTTGATAAAGACACTAAGTATTTTAAGTTAACAGAATCAGATTTACGAAGAATTGTTAAAAGAGTAATAGATGGAAAATAAATATGTAGACAAATTAATTCCTTTTTTTAGAAATCATCCTCTGAATGATCGTCACGATTTGGATAGGGTTTATGGTTTCACATCTGAAGATAATGACTATTTAATAAATTATGAGAAGTCTTTATTGGAACCTTTTGTTGGTAGAGTTTTTAACACTTTAGATATAGAGAGGGCGGGTACATTTGATTTCCAATTTGAGGTGGGTGAAGTACAAACCATCAAGTATAATCAGAGTTACTACCCAGTTTCGAATCAAATAGAAAATAACGTCATACGAATTTATATTCATATATTTCCTGGTGGATTAGTAGATATTAGAGGTGAAGAAACTGTGGATGTTAATTTAGATTTAATTACTAATTCAGATTATGGATGGGAAGTAGAAAGTGAAATCAAAGATATTTTTTACGATTTCTTTATTAGTAAGGTTCCATTTTTTGAGAGTTCAAAATCTTATAACATATGGGAATTATATATTATCTACCCTGAAGATTAATTATCTACTACCACCAAAGTACTCCACACCATGTCCTTCATTAATCAGAGTTCTTTGTAAAGAGGTTTCCCCCAAAGAAGTAACAAATATCTCCCCCAAACATCTACCATATTTACCAACACCATGTGATTTTAAAACAAACTCATTATTGTTTTCATTTAAAATATCAATAACCCTTTGTTTGGCGAGTAAACCCTTTTCCTTTTCTTCTAAATCTCTGGTTCTACTTTCGTATGCATCAATACCATAAAAACGGATTCTCACTTTTTTCCAAGTGTCAAACCCTAAATCTACTAATGCGTCAACGGTATCCCCATCAATAACTCTATCTACTTTTGCGTTGTAAGTATACATAATAATTTATTTTTTAAAAATTTCGTATAATCCTATTATTGATGCCCCAATTAAAGACAATGGGCCCAATATGAATAAACAAAAAACAATTTCAACCTTTTTATACATTTTAATATATTTATTAAATAAATATCCATAATGGGAAGAATTGAAAAACAAAAGAGGTTAATCATTGAACAAGCGAATAAACGTTTATTGGGTGAGTCTATAGTTAATATGGAAAAAGTAGTAAAAGATATGAAGTATAAATTCGGACATAATGATTTATCTTCAGATATTATAGATGAGTTTGAGGAACATATGGGAAGTGATCTTATTGATCAGTTATCTACAAATGAATATACTGATTTGTTTTCTGATTGGATGGATTCTAAAAGAGAAGATGGGTACGATGATAGAGTAAATTATGGTACTGATGATGAATCTAGATATGATGATAGAATGAAATAAAACGTTAGATATGAAAATTAAAATTACAGAATCACAATACAATAAAATTATAACTGAGTCATATTATGATTCAGATAAACTTTATTCTAAACAATATATAGAAAATGTAACTAGAAATGCGTCTAGAGACATTAAAAATATGGTTAAGGGTTTAGAGGTAATTGGTTGTACAGATAGAAATGGTAATATGACACAATGTGTTAGAATACCAGAAGTATTATTTGTATATATTAGCGGTAGATATTAAAAAATTAAAAGAGGTATGGGAAGAATCGCAAAACAAAAAAGAATCTTAATAGAAGAGGCCAACAAAAGATTATTAGACGAACAAGAGGTAATAGGTAACTCTTTTAATAAAGCATTATCTAATGCGTTTACATCGGTTGCAGATAATATAGAAAATGAACTAACTGACGATAATAGATATTCTGAATATGGGACTGATGTGATGACAGTTGCGAATAAATTTAGTGGTGGTGGTTATAAATGGGGTGGAGTTTCAGGTGTTTGTATTGCTCTTTTTCATAATGGTAAATTAATTAGAGGGTATAATGAAGGTGGTCCTTCACATTGTTGTGGTTTTACATTATCTGTTGCATATATAACTGCAACTAATAGAGGCTTATTAGAAGATAAAACAGAAAAACAAGTTAGTAAATTTTCTTCCGACTGGTATAGTGCAGGTGGGGTTAATGGTAAATTATGTGTTGATGCTTTAAAAAATATAGGTATCGGTTATGAAGTTAGTTTAGAAGAAGCGAAAGAAGGTGATTTTTGTCAAATATGGAGAACTAACGGAAGTGGACATAGTGTCATTTTTATTTCACACATATATGATGGAGATAATATTATAGGATTTAACTATAGAAGTTCACAAAAATCTACGAATGGTATAGGTGATACTAAAGAGTATTATTCTGACAGTGGTAAGGGTAGTATGGATAGGAAATATACTTATTTTGGTAGAATGAACTCTTAAGTAGATTTTTTATTTCCTACACATTGAAACTCTGGGTTGTCTTCCCAGAGTTTTTTATTAGTACCTTTTATTTTCATGTGACAGTTATGTTTCTTACCCCATTTTTTAGAATGGTTAATAATAGTATCATTATTTCTGTTCCTTATAACCCAAGGACATTCTTTACAATTTTTTACCATATTAAAAGTTTTGAACTACCCTTAGTAAATACCTCTTATCATACGTAGGACTACAATTCGCACATGAATATTCTGTTCTAGGTTTTCTATGTCTTGGGTAGTTACCACCGCAGGTATCACACACAAGACTATACTTACTTTCTATCTTATTAACCTGACTACTATCATAACATCTTTTACCATTACAACCGATAGACTTTGCAACGTGAACCCATCTCTTACAATGTCCTGAACCTTTACTACCATGTATCTTATAAGAAAGTGCGTGTGCAATTTCATGTAAGATGGTGTCATTAATCTGATAGAAGTTATTTAAGTTATACTCACAAAGTGGTTTAGACAAACTTATTTCTTTGTCTCTATAAGAACAATACCCAAAACGTCTTTTAGCGTTATCGAATTTAAAACGATAACCTAATTTAGTAGGTGTTAACAAATGGGTTCTCCCATTGACTTCTACTTTATACTCTTTAGCCATTAATTGTTTTGCGTGTGACTCAACGTCCTTAATTGTTTTAAAATTCATATATTATTTAATTTGATATTACAAATATACAAAAAATATATTACTTACACAAATTAGAATTAATCTTTTTTTTGAACTTTAACCATATTTATAATAAAATAAGTGTATTAATATGAAACGAAATTTAACTGAAGAAATTTATAGAATAAGGAAGTTAATGAACTTCGATTCTAAATCGGATAGAGAAAACACCACATCATTAGATAGGATAACAGAAAATAAAATTGTTAATAATTATTTCATTAACGAACAAACAAAAGTAACTTCTAAAGTTTATGGTACAGAGTCAGGATCTTATAATAGACAAGAGTTACCTAATATAATGAACAATTATGATCCAAATAGTGGTTATTTGGTAATTAAAGATGGTAATCCTTGGTTGGCGGAACAAAGGGCTAGGAGTTTAGCTTCTTTTCTATCTGAAAATGTTGAAAAACAAGTTGGTGTTCCATTTAATAAAGATAAAGTTAAAGTTTTAGAAACTTCAGTATCCGAAAATAAGGGGGATGAATATCAATACGTTGAGGGAACGTTGTATGCGATTATGGGAAAACCTCCAGTACCTGAAGAAACATATGCTTACGACTTATTATATAACTTTTATGAAGTCAATGGTAATCCACATATTGTAGTAACTAAAAGGGGTGCTGGTTCACCTTACAAAGTAATAAAAGATCGTTATAATAAGAACCCCGAAGCGTTTATAAATAACGTCACTAAAAATGCGTCCGAAGCAATTAACGATAAAGGTTTTGCAGTTTATCAGGAAAATGCAGGTGGTGAGGGTAATATAGGTATCTTAGTACCTATCCCTAAAAATTATGCAGAAAGAGTAGGTAGTAGATTATACTTTAAAGATAAAGAATCTTTAGAGAATATGAGATCATTTATTGGGAAGTATACTGATGGTGAGGACGAATTCACTAAAAACCCCGAATCTAATTATCTGTCATCGAGATGGACTAGTACTATTGGTGGTGGTGGAAATTACATATTTGGTCGTGAGGATGGTGCCAACGCAAAAATAGTTTCGGGTTCAGATAAAGATAAAGAGATCGTTATAAAAAGAACTTACTTTAAAAAAAGTGGTGAAGGTAAGGGTGCGATTGAAGGGACAGGTACTGCAGGTAAATGGGTTAAAATAGGTGAGTTTAATTTAAGTAAAGCAGAGGGTGCATTCGCGGATAACATGATAAAAGTACAACAAGGTGCCTACCAAAAGATTTTTGATGAATTAAAAACTGCAGTAGAAAAATACAAAAAAGAAGAATTAAAAATCAAAGAAATTTCAGCAACAGTTAAAGGATATGCATCTGCAGATAGGGCTACTAATAGAACAAATATAGGGAAACCTGATCACGACTGGGGTGTAGGATTCCCTAATGATAAATGGATTACAAAATAATTATCTGTATTCTCTAAGTTGTAATACGAAGTATTCTCCTTTTTGACCTTTAGGTGTCATTTTCTGAAATGATCCCGCACCGATATATTTGTAATTCGGATCTAGAATATTTCTTTTATGAGGTGAAGACATTATCCACGAACCGACTACAGATTCCGTCATAGTAAGGTGAGTGTCCCATTGAATAGTTTCATACATCATACAATTCTCCGCAAAATTTTCCTTTCTATGATCAGTCCAGTATGGTGTTCTTTTATCACTTGTATGACAATAAATTCTAGTTTCCGCCATCCATTTTGCGTGTCTGTTTGAAAACCTCATTAAAAGGGTGTCAACGATAAATGGTTCTAATCCATTCTCAACTCTATAATCGTTGATCAATTCAATCATAATCGAGTTAATAGTTTCCGCATCGAATAATTCTTCTGTGATGGTGTCATTACGATAAGGTTGTTCTAGTATAGTATCATTTAAGGAATCTTGACTAAACCCCAATCCACTAACTAATAATACTAAAATAAACATTAACTTTTTCATATATTACTTAATTTGATATTACAAATATATAAAAAATATTTTAAATAACAAAAAAAGTCCCACAAAAAGTGAGACTCTTTTTAAAGTTTATTAGAACTATTTTATCGATTTCTCAAAAAATAACCTACCCAAGCGAATGATCCTAACATAAGTGGTCCAGTGATGTTATCGCCACCCATAAGTGAAAGATGTAACGCCACTGCGGCGCTCATAATAGATCCAACTAAAACCGCACCATATAAGGAGGTTTTAGGTATCAATAATAAAATAACTGAGACAATCTCAACAATTCCGATAAACTCAATGTATGGTAATAAATTCATAAATGTGAAGTTATTTACCATTTCAGTAGTACCAACAATCTTATTGATACCACCTAAACCTAAAACTAAAAATACAAATAGATTTAAACCTAAACCTATGTTTTTTGTTGTTAGAAGGGAACTTAATCTACCTACTAACTTTTTAAATGTTTCTACCATAATTTTTATTTTTGTTTAATGATAAAAATATTTTTTTAAAAAGTCAATATATTTATAAATAAATGTAACAATGGAGGATGAGTATATGTGGTATCCCGATCAGGAAATTTAAAAAAATATAATATGAAAATTAAAAAGAACGGAGAAATAATAAATCTAAGTGAATCAGATTTAAATAGAATTATAGAACATACTAACAGATTAGACGAAGGATTAGGTAGGAGAGTTATGTCTGGATTTAAGGGTATCGGTGGTATGTTTAAAGGTACAGGGTACAGTTACACCAAATACGCTTATCAATTAAGTGGGGCAATAAACGAATTAAATGAGGAATTAGAAGAGACTAAGAAAGAGTTACAAAAGATAGTTGATAAATCTAATAAATCTAAGATGTCAAATGTTTCTTTCGATAGACTAAGTGCACATATTGCAGATGCAATGGATGCTTACCAAATGGTTATCGATACAAATAAAATCATTATGGAGGATTTAGACGCTTCAGTTTCAAGTGAAAGAGGTGGTAATAGACCTTCTAGTAACCCAGGAAACCAATTCACCCAATAATTTCATAATAAAAATATAAATCATTACCGTCAACACCCACAGATAGTTGTCGGTAATTTTTTTTATCTAATAATTCTTTTCTTTTTTCAACATCACCCATTTTAAATCTAACTATCTTACCATTAATACCTTTTACCTTATCCCATTTAATTTTAGTGTCATTAGGTATATAAGTAATCGGACTTTTTTTCTCTTTAACTTCTTCTCTTTTCTTAGGTGTAGTTTTTTGTATTGTGTCAGGTTTTACTTTTTTTCTTCTCATAATACAAATATATATAATTTTAAATAAAAAACCAATATTTATATAAATAAATGTTACTATTATACAATGGAACAACAAGAATTTTTAGAAAGACTTTTTAATAAATTAATCATAGATCGTTTAAATTATAATCCTGTCACTAATATAGAAATTAATATATGTGAGATCAATTCACTATTAGATAAACGAAGTGGTATTAACGTACAACTTAAAAGGTATGGTTATATAGGTATGGAAGTCAGAAAATGTTTAAGGAATATATATGGTGTTACTGAAGATGAATCTGAAATTTTATGGAATATGATTAGACTTCATTTAAAAAAATTAAATTTTGTAGAACACGCATGTGAGGTTTTATATGGAGATTACATACAATACGAATCCGACCCATATCGTTTTGATGGTTATGATTTGAAGGATATTGATGATTTTATTGATTTTATGGGTGAGATTGGATACGGTTCTAGTCAAAATGACCCACATAGTAATGAAAGAATTAATTTCTTAAATATGATGGACAGAAGTGACTACGAATACATTCAGAGTGAGTTATTTGAGTTAATAGAATCTTCTTGGGAACCAGATGATGAATATAGAACAATTAATGAAAGTGATGGACCTTATGGTGGTAAAATGTCTAATGTCGGTTTATTATATAGTAAATTAGAAGATCTGAAAAGACATGGAATATATAAAGGGGATAAGAAATATGATGATGTATTAAAACAGATAGAACAACTTAAAAAAAGTGGTGAAAAATATACAGAACCAAAAAAAGGATTCTTTAAGGGTAAGATAGGCGATTATAAAGATAGAAAAAGATATGATGAATTTTCTGACTTCGAAAAAAAGATTTACGATTACCAAAAGGGGTATGATAACATAGATAAAAGATTGTTACAATATACAAATGACTTTATTAGTTATTATAATAATGTTTACCCTAAAGAAGTAGGTAACATGTTGTATACACCAAAATTAACCAACAAAGAAATTGCAAAATTTTTAACAAAACATTATAGAGAAGACATATACCCTAAATTGACTGGTTTATATAAAAACAAAATTCTAACACATGGTACTAAAGATTATAAATCGTTAGATGTCATAGATATAGATAAACACATAACCACAGGTACAGGTAATCAAGGTCATTTTGGTAGGGGTTTATATTTAACGTCTAGTAGAAATGTCGGTAAACATTATGGTAAGACACAACCATTAGTTCTTCATAATATACAAAACCCATTTTTTATTATACCAGGAAATAAAAATTATTATGGTAGTCATGACTTTAAGGGAGTACAATGTACAGGAAAATTAGATTTTAATTCTTTTGATGTAAGTATTATACCTAAAGAAGATGACGATAATCAAAAAATATTAAACACTATAGAAAAATCCCCTAATTATAAAATGGTTTCTTATGGTGAGAGTATACCTGAATTAGATAAAATGTGGAAACAAAATGCAAAAAAACTATGTTATGCTGATATGGTTAAGAACTTAGTAAATTATTTTGGGATTAGTGATGAACTAGCCAAAAAATTGGCTAACTATACTGAGTATTCATATGAAGAATCTCCTGAGTTTGCTTCACTAACAGGTGCAAAGTCATTAGATAAAATTTACAAACAAAACAAATACGACTTAATTGTAACAAATAAAAATACATCAGGAGAAGGTTTAGATCGATTTATGGATGCGGAAGTAATAGTTAAAGAACCAACATCTGTAGTTTCAATATTCCCAACACTAAATGCGATAATGAAATCAGATGGTAATTCAATACATAGAGATTTAACTAGTTCGAATATACATAATGAGTCACACAAAAGAATTAAGAAAATATTAAGGGAGTATGATGATGAAGATAAAGAGTTCGACCCACTTAACGATGATTTAGTTTCAAAAGAACAATACGAAAAAGTTTTTAAAATATTCGATAGTAATCCAGATAAGATATTTGAGGTACTAAAAGTTTTTGGGTTTAAAGATAATGAATTGGGTGAGACATACGAAAAAGAATATAATTTCATTCACAAGTATTTAACGGAATATAAAGATAGAACGCCAAAATATATAAGAATTGTTTTTGATGCAAATGATTTATCGGATATGTTTAAAGATGACAGAGATTATGATATACAAACAATGGTTAAAAATTATCTAAGTGGTGATTGGGATTATGAACCTATATGGGAATGTATGGATTTTGATTCTTGGTTGTTCGATAAAATAGATGAATCTAATATTAAAACACTTAAAGAACACTATTTAGAAAATTTAGAAGGTGAAGAATCTGAAGATGATTTTATGGAGTTTGTTGAAAGTGAGTTTGGTAGTGAAATTGGTTGTGCCGCGAGTGACGCTCAATACGCCGCAGATATAGATTATTTACATTCTGATTTTGAAAATGGTATCGAAGATTATCTAAGTGGTTTTGGTGGTAAACTACAGAGACCTGTAGATAAAGAAGGTAATACAGGATTTGGGTTAGAATATGTTGCAGATTTAGAAATAGGGGAACTTACACAGTCTCCTTTCTTTCAAGATTCTCTTTCGGGAATTTTAGAAGATACATATCCTGATGATTTTTACGATATTTATAATGATATCATCGAATCAGAAAAAGAGGGTTGGAGTTCTGAATATAATTATTTCTTACCTGAAGACAAAATATCTATTAATACTGATAAACATTTTAGATATGGTGGTGCAGGAAATATAGACTGGAATTATTTTAATGAAATATTATCAGACAAACTATCTTATTATTAATAAAAATTTATTATATTTATAGAATATGAGAACAAAAGATAAAGGTAAAAACATAAAAAAGGTTAATCTTTTAATGGAAATGAGGAATCATTTAATAAATGAAGCACCACCATACCATCCCGAAATGAATGATCCTGTAACCGCACCTAGTGCACAACATGGTTATTTAGAAGGTGACGCACCAGAACTAATCGGTAAAGAAGTATGGTTTCACACAAATAGACATAATATAATGCACAATAAGAATGGTGCGTTTGGTGTTTATGGTAGAACTAAAAGTGGTAGAAAACATAGTACACCAGGTATTATAGGATATACTAATGATTTATTAATAGGTGGGGACATAAACTTTGATATTAGTCCTGGTTACCACAACATTATGAGAACCACAAAAGACGCTGGTGAAATGTCTAAAAGATCGCAAGTTGTTGGTGTTGGTGGTGTAGTACAAGAACTACCTGATGATCCTGTAACATTAAAAGAAATCGCAGAAGAAATAAAATATAATCCATTTATTTCTGATTATTTTCATACCGCAGATGGTACACATAAAGTGGTAGGTGCGGAGTTCGTATACGCTGAATACCGTCCAGATGGTAGTTATTCATTACACGCAATTAACCCAGTTTTAGAACCATTTAAAATGGGCGAATATAACCCTATGTAATATGAACCCAAAAGAAAGGTATATAAATGCAATAATAGACATACTAAATAAAAAGTATGGTAAATCATCTAACCCAAGAAAAGACTACGAACTTTTTGCGTCAGTATTAGGGTATGCAACTGAAAAAGTGGGACCAGAATTAGTTAATGTTTATGAGATAGAAGATGTATCTGATTTATATTATGAGATTATTAATAGATATGTAAGGGATAATTATGGTGATGGTAATAGGGCGTTACCTGGAGACAGAATACGTTTGATTAATATGCCTGATGACCCCAACCCAATAGAACCTAACACTACAGGTACTGTTACATCGATAGATACAATTAATATGTTCGGTGAAGATCACTTAAACGTTGATTGGGATAATGGTAGGAATTTAAATTTGATTGTGGGTGTTGATGAATTTGAGGTTATTGATAAAGATGAACAAAATAATTTTAAACATTGAAAAGATTAATTAGGAAAATATTAAAAGAGGAGTTTTCACATCCGCAACACCAAAAATTTTTAGATGGTGTGGTTAATTCTTTATTAGAAACTATATATATTTCATCGTCAAATAACATGACTTCGTTTGGTTCAGTTGGTGAGATGGAAGATTATGGTGTTTTTGGTGAGGAACTTGATCAAATAAGACATGTAGATAAATATATAAAACAATTAGGGTGGGACTATCATTATGACCCTGAAGACCCATATGGTGAAAGGTATTATTTTAGAACAGATAACCCAAAACACCAATATAGTTCAGATGAATTTTATTATGAAATAGTCTATGATTGGTTAGATACTTTGGTAGAAAAGGGTATATTGGATTATAATGAAGATTTCGGTGATCATGGGGAATGGGTTTTGTTAGAAGATGATTTATTATTAAAAAGTAACTTTTTTAATTTTACTTGTACTCTTTGGAGAACATTATTAAAAGATGGGTATGAGTTGGGTGCATGTAATAATCCTAGTAACAGAGTCGCAATAATGAAAAAACTTGAAAGTACCTATGACATTGGTGACTCATTTTCTATGGACTATGTGATTAATGAATTTTTAAGAAGATTACCATATAAGTTAAAAGATATGGGTGTTAAAATGATTATACCTTCAGATAATGAAACATTAAATGAAAGTATTGTTGATGATTTTATTGAGTTTGGGAAAAAAGAATTGACATTAGGTGATGGATTTAGAGTTAATTTAACTGATAATGGTGATGATATTGAGACATTGGCGAACTATGATATGATGGATGGTGAGATTAATGTTCTGACAAAAGATAGGGCAACTCCAGATATAATTAGATCCATCGCACACGAAATGGTACACCATAAACAAAACGAAAGAGGTGATTTAAGAGGTAACCCCGAAGAGGGTGAAGATGGTTCTCCTTGGGAAGATGAGGCGAACGCAAAGGCGGGCGAGTTAGTTAGACTTTTTGGGAAACAATATCCTGAAATTTATGATTTATAAACTTTATCTCCGATAGAAATATTATTTGATTCACAGAAACCATCATTCACTTCTAAATTACCGTTTGATTCTACAGAAGGGTATATCGTTGTTTCATCTTGAGCGTTAGCCTTTTTAATGTCTACAATCTGATTATCATTTATGAAAATCATTTCTATAGGGAAATTAACGTTTTTCATCCAAAAACCACCATCTACATAATCGTAAAACATACCACAATTATCACATAGACTATCTCTATACATTAAACCTGTCATTTTCTCTTCGTCTGTGGATGGTACTTCACAATTTACTACAACTTCTTCACCATCAGAGTTTGTTATTCTTAATATACAACTCTCTTTAAAAGGTACCGATACATTTTCTAATAATAAGTCCAATAGTTTCATATTAATAAATATTGACTTTTTAATAAAAGATAGTTATACTTATACCATAAAAATTTTAATTATGCCAAAAAGTAGACATAGAAAAAATCAAAAACAAAAATCTAAGGCTAGAACAGAAAGAATTAAATCCGATCAAAGGAGAGCCCAAAAATTATTTCAAGAGGAGTTTATGAAAGAGATAGAAAAACTCAAAGATAGACAACTCGATATCGAAGAAGTAGAAGTACAAGAAAAAACCGATAACTAATATCGGTTTTTTTATTTCATATCTAATATTTATAATAAAACATTAGATATGAAAATAAGAATCACAGAATCCCAACTCAAAAGAATTGTTACTGAAGAAGGTGGGTACGATGATAGAAATATAATGAATATACATGCACAAAGTGTGCAAGAACCATTACTTCAGACATTCGGTGGAACAGTCGAAATATTAAAAAGTTTCATAAATATGTCTATGATGGGTAAACTTAATAAAGAAAATATTAAAAATTTCATTTCTAATTTAACTACTAAATTATCTATGGACATTGACATGATCGACAGATTAGAAAATGAAATATATGTAGATAAAGATTTCAAAAAAGTGGTTAAAGATTACAAGATGTCATTGAAAAAATTACAAAACTACTTAAGATTACTATATTCAGGTGATTTCGGTATGGTATACGATATGACTGAACAAGAAATAATAAAAGTAATATTAGGTGAAATAGAAAAACTAGAGGGTGATGTAGAAAACTTATCTAGAATGATGAAAACGGTACATAATAGATATAGAAATCGTTTAGGTCTAAATTAAATAACGTTTTAAAAATTAAAGAAAAATGAATAACGAACAAAAAGCACAACTTTACCATTCATTGTTGTTACAACATGATAAATTAGATGGACAAATCGCAGATATTAAATCTGAATCTGCGGGTATGGAACTTAACGAAACACAAAAAGCGAAGTTAAGTTTATTAGAACAACAAAAGAGTGATTTAGTACGGAAGGCAATTAGTCTAATGAATAGTTAATGTTAAATAAAAGTAACATAAAACAAATTCTTAAAGAAGAAATAAATAAAACAACCCAAAAAAGATTCTCTGAAGGGGTTTTAAAATATGCCTACAATAAAATTTATAATCACCTAAAAAAAGATGAGGGCGCGAATACCGATATTTGGCCTGGAGAAACCTATGATTACTTTATTAATTACATAAAAAATAAAATTAATAGTGGTAAAAGACTCGAAGAATCAATAAACTATATTTTAGATATAATAGTAAGATATTCTAAGGAATTGATGTATGAAGTTGACCCAAAAAAATATATAAAATGGTTACTAGAATATATAGTTAATTATGGTGGGGGTAATACTGAATATATTGTCGAGGAGGATAAAGATTTATGGTATTATTTAAGAGAAAATAAATATTTATTCCGTTGTGAAGACTCTTTTTTTGAATTCATATGGGATAAATACCTTAATCAGTGGGGTGATAACACAAAGGACAGACTTTGGGATGATATCTCTTATGAGGTTGAAGAAAAAATAGAGGATGAGGAGTGGCAAGAAGAAAATGGTGTCACTTTTGATGGTTTAGATAGAGAAAAAAGTTACTTTATGAGTTATTGGCACTACCCTATGGACTCTTTAGGTTGGCGTAGGGATAGATTATGTGATTTTTATGTTGATATAATTGGTGATGATGATAACTTTGAGAAGATTTTTAAGTACTATGAGTCAAAGAACATAAATAAAGTTTTTATTGGTGACACATTTTATGTGGTAATGAACAAAAATCTATTTTATAATTAATTTATTTATTTTTTTAGTCTTTTTATCCTTCTTAGTGCGTTTCTAGACTCATTTGTTACTTTAGATCCCTTATCTAAGTTCTCCGTATAGTGTATAAATCGTAGATTTTTGATGTTCCCTATCTTTTCTGGTGGTATATTTCGCGAAATGGTTTCATTTTAGATGTTTCCAACTTTCTCCACTAGTTATTGAGTAGATAGTTCTAACTTTTACATTAAACATTTTAGCAATTTTTGTTTGTTTATAAACTTTATTTTTATATAATCTTCTTATCTCTAACACATCTTTTTCGGTTAACTTAGCACTTGGGTGTTTTTCACCAGTGGACCTCTCACTAATTTTCTTTAAGCTATCTTCTGTGTGTTTCTTACCATACATCCCATTCTTTTCACCACTATTTTTTTCGGAAATTATTTTTTTTGTTTCTTCACTATGTTTTTCTTTACCTCTTTGACTATCACCTATAGATTTTTTATGTTCTTCCGTTAATTTTTTACCTAATGTAAATGTATTACCTTTCATTCTTTCTCTTAATTTATTAATATGTTTTTGACTATGAATTTTTTTACCTAATGTAAATGTATTACCTTTCATTCTTTCTCTTATTTTATTAATACGTTCTTCACTATATTTATGTTCTTTATGATATTCTTTAAGTCTATCACTGATTTTTTTTCGTATTATATTACTACAAAAACTAACCCCTTCACCACCATCAGTCATATTGGTTAAATTAAAACCCCATGATTTAAATAGGTATATGTAAAAAGATTCCCAAAACTGCCAATTTTCTTCCACCTCGTCAATAATTTCCATTATTGGGGTGTTATTTTTAGTTATTAATCCATTAACCCAATTGTTTTTATACGTATTTTTCTTATAAGATTCTTTGATATGTCCTTTTAATCTATCAGAAGGATTTTTCGTCTTGCCGACATACCTAATTTCATTAGTAATTGGGTCTGAAAGAGTATATATAAATGTCATCATATTAATAAATATTATAATGTGGTGTAAGTGTTAATATTTTTTTGATTTTTTAATCATTTCTTTTAAAATATGTGGTTCTACTTTACAACCCTTGTCTATATTTTCTTTATAATATATAAATTGTAAATTTTTAATATCACCAATTAATTCCGGAGGAATATTATTATAGTACCCGACTGAAATGCTACAAATATGATCCAAATGGTGGTTTTTCCACCCTCTTTTATCAGAATTCTCTAAAATATGTAACGGTTGTTGTTCTGTAACTTCCCAAACCATAGCGTAATATAATCTTTTATCTAAATCTTTGATATTTTTGATTTTTTGTCTGATTTTTGGGTATTTTTTACAGATTTTACGTATTTGAGTGTAGATTTTAGCGTTTCTGGAGGTAATTTTAGACGTTTTTACCCCCTTTTTTCTGTTTTTTGGTGGTATTTTACCCATTTTCCTTAGTTTTATTATCTATAAACTAAAAGTTTTTCGTTATTCTACACTTTTTTTAATAAATATAGGATATTTATTAATAAAATATTTTACAATGAGAAAAAATAAACCACAAAATTTAAATGAACAGTTAAGTCGAATGAAAAGACTTATGAAATTTGATATTGGAGAACATTCACATGATAAGTTAACAGAACAAGAATATAAGAAAATTGTTACGGAACAAGAAAATACCAATTTACCTATGAGGGCAAAACAAGACGCATTGCGGAATCAAAAACTATATGGGTATAATATATTTTCAAGACTTTATGGAAAACCAGAACCATTAAAAGTTAATCCCCCAAAAGTACAGGCGATATATTATGATAATATGGTTACAATAGAAAATGGATCTAAAAATTCTGATCAATTAAAACAACAATTAGATATAGTTATTAAGAATTTACTTGCTACCCCAGGATTTAAAGCGGAAAATGTAATAATGCACATTCAAGGCGCAGCAAATAATTTAGCACCAACTATAACTCCAGGTGGTAATGCGTCTTCCTTAGATCACCCAGATTCACAACCATTCGGTGGTATCAATGTCAGTGATGAAAAAAACCATAATGCGGGAAATTTATATTTGGCTGAAAAAAGGGCCGAATCTGTAAAAAAATATATAGAGGAAAAAATACCAGGTATTACAATAACAACATCAGGTAAAGTTATGCCTGGAGAATCAGAAGAGGAGAAATTTATTTTATTAAGTGCAAAGTACAAAGACACTGCCAGATACCCACAAGAAACGGGAGAGCCTAAAATTTCTGTGGAAATTGGTTTACAAATTAAAACAGGTAAAGAATTAGGTGTAGAAAAAGAAACTAAAATGGGTGGGTCAGTATATTCTCAAGACCCAGATAAAAAATACTATTTAGGTCGGAGAACAATAAAAATAACACCAGCGGGTAGCAGTGTACCGATAACCCTATCTTATTTTTGGCACGGAAGTATGGGTGATAATCCATTCGCATCAGGAGAAAATACTACTGGGGTTGGCGGATCCACTCAAAGACAAGGAGGATGGACAGGTATTAGCACAGGTAGATTATCGACAGGCCCATGGAAAAATTTAGACAATACAGAATCTAAAGTTACAACGGCACTAGCAACTAGTGGTTATTTTACGGATAGGGCAGAGGCAAAAAAACTATTAGACATGTTTAAAGATGGTACTAACGAAACAGTGCAAAATATGAGTAATGTTAATAATTTTGAGACTTTGGTGAAAACTTTGGGTGTTGGTAATCCGTCTTTTGATTTAGGTTTAGCCCTGAATAATAAGGCTTATTTATTTGATTACATTAATGGTACCGTCACTGGTGGTTAATATATGGTATAAAAAAGGGGGTTAAAGTCCCCCTTTTTCTTTTTTATAGTCATCTGTGTATTGACCTACTATTACTGTTATGTACATTCCTGATACTTCGGCACCTTCTTCCTCATCATTTAGGAAATCAATTACAACATATATACAATCCCACTTTACATTTGTTAAATCACTCCAGTGGTTTTTTGAGTTTTTAAAAAGTTTAATAAAGTGATCACTACAAGAGTTAAATGTTGCGGGATTATACACCTGCGTTATACTAATTACCCCAGTTCCGATATCCTCACTTAAATCTTCAATTTTATCTCTGTCCAACATGTTTAATCTTGAATTAAGGAATCGTTTTTCCTCCATACCCTCAACGTCTTCATCCTCCCAGTGAGTCAGTTTACCCAATTTTCTCATATAAAGAGCGTGATGATCACCTGCTGGTGCTAATAAAGTATCAAACACCAATGGTTTTCTACCCATCTTAACTCTTTCTTTATTGAGTTTCTCAATAAATAATTGTTCACAGTAAGTAGATGATTCTTTACTGAGATCTGGAATGTAATCAGTCGGTTTAAAGTTTTGTGTAAAACCATTTAAAGAAATTAATACTGTTACTAATGTTGTTAAGATTATTTTAATTGTTTTCATAATTGTTGTTTTTAATTTATACTATAAAGATAAGTAAAAAGTTTTAATTGGCAATGATCTTTTCTGTATTTTTTTTTATTATTCCTTAATATTTATTAATAAATTAATTATAATGAAGAGAATAATCATTACAGAGAGTCAATATAGGCATATATTAAATAATAGACATTTATTGACTGAAGCGGAAACTGAAACATTTAGTTTTACTTCTGAGTTTCCTGATAATATAGCATTTCCTGTAAAAGATGGGGTTAGTTTCGATACGTTTGGTGAAGTTCCTTTAACATCACTTAACCCAAAACTACAAACTTTTATAACCTCACTAAAAAATGCAATGGCTAATAATAAGATTCCAATAGATAGTGTAACAATACAAAGTGGGGCATCACCCAAAGGAGCGACTCTTGATGTCCCTAAAGGAACTAGTTTTACACAAGATATAGTTAAGAAATCTTATTATGATAGTGGTAAAGTTAATGTTAACAATAAAGTAATCGCAAAAAATAGAGGTGAAGCCTTAAAAACTATTCTAACAAGAGAAATTAAACAGTTAGAAGGTAAAATTAAAGTTGACCCTAGTTTAACAGAAAAAAAGGTAACATTAACTATACCTGCGGGTATATTAGCCAACCCAGAAACTGAAAAAGATTATAAACCAAAAAATACTCCTTTTAGCAAAGATAAAATAATAAAAGTCAACGTATGTAATGCTAATATAGAAGCCACAGGTAGTTACGGAACTGCAAATAATAACTATTTAGCGGACATGATAGTTTTAGATATGAAACCAGACTTCACTTCTAATATGGTTTTAACATATAATACGTATTTGTTACCTGATAAATTCGCAGTATATAGGAGACCTTCTGGATCTGGTGATTATACAGAATTAGTTATAGATACTAAAGGGTACGTTTCAACATCAACACTAAATGAAAAAGACAAAATAGGGTATCAAAACCAATTAAGTGGATACATAAAGGGGGCTAAACTAATACAAGGTAAAAGTAATAGTACTTTATCTTTTACAAAAGAGGCAAATTATGACTATGCAATTAAAATATACGCACCTTTTGGTGGTACCCAGTGGTCAGCCAAACTGACATGTTCTGAACAAAAACAACAAGCTGGTTTTAATTGGGATCAGGACTGGAAGAAATCTGAGAAATTGGTTTTTGACAAAAAAGGTAACCCTAAAAATATAAATGATGGTATACGTTATGGTGATATTGTTGTTGTTGGGGAGATTGATAAGACAGGTAAAAAAGGAAAAATTAAAGGGTATAGTGGTTATTTAAATGTTGGTTTAGTTAATGGTTATGCACTTAGATGTGAACAAGGTACTAAGAGTTGTTCTTCATACGTACAAATTAGACATATTGATGGTGGTCAAAGCGGTGCTAGATCAATGAATGCAGATAAAATAAAAACCAATTTCGGTATAAGTAACGTGGCATAAATCATGAGAAATACAATTAGAAGAATATTAAGAGAGGAAACACTAAGAGAACAGTGGTTTGAGGAGATTGGTAAACAAGTTGCTAAAGGAACAGTATAATTTTAATTTTTTAATTGATTTTTTCATATATTTATTATAAAATAATATATTTATAAATATGAAAATTATAATTACTGAAAATCAATTAAAAAGATTAATAATTGAAAGTGACAATAGAAGTGATGGTACTAAATTAATTGCCAGTCAAAATTTTTGGGACTGGTTAAGGTGGCATGAGGGTAGCCTAACCGAAAAAGGCGAACCGTTATTAAAGGCGTATAAAGATACGGGAGGTGTTTGGACTATTGGGTATGGTCACACAGGTGAAGAGGCGTATAAGGGTAACGTAATATCTAAAAGTAGGGCAAATGAATTATTTATCGAGGACGTAAATGAGGCTGCAAAATGTGTAAAAAGATTTTTAAATTCTTGGAAGAAAAAAAATCATGAAGGATATAAACTTAAATTGAATGAATATGAATCACTCATTTCATTAGTTTTTAATAGTGGATGTGAGGGAGTGAGAACATCTGATTTCATTCAAAAACTTAAAAAAGGTGAATATGATGATGCAGCACAACTAATTAAAACTTATAAATCAAAAGGATTAAAAAATAGACGTAATGTAGAATACGAGTTATTCAAAAACGGTAACTACATTAAGGATTGAATTTTTTAATAAAAACGATATATTTATATAATAAAAACTAAATTATGAAATACATTATATCTGAAAATCAATATAAGATATTACTAAAAGAAGATAGAGTAGAATTCTTAAGAAATCAAAACGTAATAGATCAGGAAACTTTAGATCAGGCAGTAGAAGGTGAAAATGAAAGAGAAGATGAAAGACCAGAAGGTGGTGGTAGACCTAGAGGGATTACTGTTGAACCTATTGAGAATCATGAAGGTATTGATATCGCCTATATTGTTACAAATAGAAGAGGTAGACAATCAATAAAATTATCCCCAGAAATATTTCAAGACATCGTAGATGCGGATCCATCGAACAATAAACAATATGTTCAGTGGATGATTAAAGTATTTATGAATCACATTAAAGAAAATGATATTGAACAAGCGGTTAGATTTTTAGCGGAGGATTTACCTGAGGCGAATGAATTCTTAGATGTCTTTGACAAAGTTAAGAACAAAAAAGTATTTAAAAGAAGTGCACCTAATAGACCTAACGCACCTCAAGACGTAAGAGACATTAACCAATATAATGATCTAGCACATTTATATTCAGTAGTTAGTCCATTTATTGGTGTTGGGGATGATGAGGAAGATGGTGGTGGTGAAAGTAAACTTTATAAGAGTTTAAAAAAATTCATTGACTTAGGTGAGGCTAGGTTAGCATATAGGGACAATGATGTATTAGTTTATACACCATTAACAATAGATTCTAGTTGTGAACCTTTAGGTAATTTAGCGTCTTGGTGTACTAGAAGGGCAGGTAACAGTTATTTTGACAGTTATAGAAGAAATAATCCTAAACCAGATGGGACACTCTCTGATTATTATGTAATTATGCCTAAAAAACTTTTTGATGGTGATGATGAAGGTGGGTTGTATCCATTACAATTCCATTTTGAATCTAATCAGTTACACGATAAAAATAATTCATCTATAGACAGAAGTGGTCAATTAGATAGTGTTTTAAGTAGATTCTCAGGACTTAAAGATTTCTTTAAAAAGGAATTAGGGGCATTAGTGGAGATGGACGTAAGAAAAGGAACAGGACTTATGGATAGTCCATATATAAAATATTTAAATAGGTTTGGTGGTTCTGCGAAAGATCATATAAGTGGTGAAGCATATGAAGAAGGTGTTAAGAACATTCAGAGGTTAGCTTCAGAACAAACTGTACCACTAAAACAAAACAAATACTTAAATTGGTTAATTTCTAATGTGGGTGATGTGAACATTACTGAATATTTAGATAAAGATAATCTTGAAATGGCAGATTTCACAGATATGAAGATTAAAGAATTACCAGATTTATCAGAATTTAAAAAATTAACTCACATAGTTGCGACAAATTGTGATATTAATAAATTCCCACCTGTAGATTATTTACCTGCAGACTCATTAACAATGTTATCTATAGGTAATAATAATATAGAGGAAATACCTGGAGAGGGTTATGAAAAATTAAAAAGATTATTCGCAATATCCGCTGGAGGTAACCCAATTAAGAAAGTTAATACCGAAACATTAAAGAGAATGTGTACTAGCAATGATGGAGCATTTGTTAGACTTTCTTTTGATCCTAGTGGGTTAGAAGGTGAAAATAAAGAAGAATTCTACAAAACTAAAGAAGAGTTTTGTAGTGGAGTAATGTGGTCAATATAACAATAGAATAAAAATTAATAAAATGAGAAGAGGTAAAAAAACAATTAGACTTACAGAATCAGAAATGGTTGAGATGATCGAAAGAATCGTTAACGAAGTAAAAAGAGAAAAGAGAAATCAAATTTCTGAATCTCGTAGAAGAGGTGTAACATCCAGAAGAAGTAATAGAAGATAAAAATCTACTATAATGAGAAGAGGTAAATCCCCACAAAATATTAACGAAGAGTTAAGTAGGATGAAAAAACTAATGTCTTTCAAAATGGGCGATAACTCCCATAAGAAATTAAGTGAGGATTTCATCAAAGAAAGTACAAAGAAAAGAAAAGTTGTTTCAGAACAAAAAGACGTTAAGGATACGTATCAATTACATCAAACAACTAAGGACACTGGTTGGAGAAATGTTATCACTGGTATCAAATACGATCAGGTTGATGAGGAAGGGTTTAAAAAGGAGGCTGAGGAGGTTTCTGAATATTATGAAGATAACTTCATTAGACCTAATGAGGATATGGTTGATAATTTCTTAGAAACTGAAGTTTACCCAGATATCGATCAATTAATTGATAATGAATTTACAGGGACTCTTTGGTTTACTGTTAACTCTGGAGCTTCAAAATTAAATGCAACTAATAGATGGGACAATAAAAAAGTTGAAAATCCCCCTCAACATGACTTTGGTGGTTTAATGGGTGATAGAAAATGGACACCAGCCTATGTGAACGGTACATATACAAAACCTAAACAAGAAAATATAGTAAAAGGTGGTAACACATTCCTAGCAGAAAATAGAGGTTTAGAACTCCTAAAAATGTTAAAAGAAAAACTTAATGACTATGTTGGGGGTAAATTAAACATTAAACTCCAAAAAGGAGATAGATTTGGTGTTATTGAGGATAAGAAATTTGTTACTATTGATTGGGGTGGTGATTTCACTAAAACAACATCTAAAACTAAATTAGATATAGGTGGAGAACTTATAGTTATTGCTAAACATGCTGGTATGTCTGGTGATCAAGGACGTGGTGTAGTAACGATAACATGGAAACCTAAAGGTGGTGCTGGGGATCCAGCAATTAAATCAGTTACTTTTACTAATATAGTTTCAGGTAAAGAACAAACAAAATTAAAAACGCCTGAGGGTATGATGAATATATTCCCATCAGGGTATGGTAAAGGTGTGTTAGGTAATAGAATCAATATTATAGATGGGCAACCAGCAGTAACTTCTATAAATAATGTTCTTAAACAAATGGGGTTTGGTATAGGTGTTTTAAATATCGCCAAAGCTTTAGGTGGTGGTATTGGATTTTTCGCTAAAGGAGATTTTTATAAACCCTTTGGTGGGCTTGGTGATCCTAAGAATTGTAAGGGTGCACAGTGCGTTGGATCTGGCGTCGCTGATCAGGATTTTGGGACGGCGGAAAAATATTGTTGCCCTCTTAATAACCCTAATCTTACAGATGGTAACGGTAATGTATCATTTGAAAATCTATTAAAAGGGTTATCAAGTGTAAGTGAATTTTCAGGAAAAGTTCCTTCGTCTATATCGGAAATCCAAAAAAACTTAGAAACAAGTCCTCAAACAATGTATAAGGACACAACTAAAGGATAAAAAAAAAGAGGGTTAAACAACCCTCTTTTTCAATTTATATCTTTTCTTCTTCTATCTTTCAGTAATATATGTAACAAAAGCCACATTATCACAAGTTTCATTTATGTGGTTAAAGGTGTATAACCCATAAGAGAATAATATTCTATCCCCTTCCTGTACTGAATCATCTTTAAGGAGTCCTTTAATACGATTTTTAGCCATATTGTCTGACATTTTATCATAAGTATATCTCCCATCTAACATTAAATAGTAATTACCACCTGTCACCGCTATTTTATTTGGGTTATTGTAGATGTAGTCAAATACTATGTATTTATACCCATCATCATCAGTATTAAGTTTTTGTACCTTACTGGAATTATCTAAAATATACGTTGATACACTATCCATTAATGTGTCACGTACTAACGTAATACCGTAGTCAGGTGCAATATCTACCATTTTAACGAATACTAAAGAATCAAAGTACTCTTGGTTAAATGTACTATCGGTTACTGGATCCGATGGAGACTGACCCCATACATTAAGACCGACTACTACTAAAAGTGTTGATAAAATTAATTTTAAAGTTTTCATAATTGTTGTGTTTTGTTTTACAAATATAGGGCAAACTTTTTTATCTGCCAAATTTTTTTAAGAGATTTTTATCACAATTTCTTCTTTTGCCTTAGAATAACTTACTTTTATTGTTTGTCCTTCTTCTACTCTACCACTTAGAATTTCTTCAGATACTGGATCCTCAATATGTTTTTGTATTGCCCTATTTAAAGGTCTCGCACCATATTCCTCATCGTACCCAACATCCACCAAATAATCTTTCGCAGTTTTATTTATTTGTAGTGTGTAACCTATTTCGGACACCCTTTTGATTAATTTAACGATTTCTAAGTTAACAATCTTACCGATTTGTTCCTTAGTTAATGGTTTGAATATAATAACATCATCTAATCTATTTAAGAACTCTGGTGGGAATTGTTTTTTAAGTTCATCGGTTAATAAACTGTCTTTTATCTCATCTTGTTTTTCCAATTTAGATTTAGTACCAAAACCAACACCTGTCCCAAAGTCTTGTAGTTTCTTAACGCCAACATTAGATGTCATTATAACCATACAGTTTTTAAAGTTAACCCTTCTACCTGCACTGTCAGTTAATTGTCCATCATCTAATAATTGTAATAATGTATTATATATTTCCTTATGTGCTTTTTCTATTTCATCAAATAATACAATAGAATATGGTTTTCTTCTGACTTTTTCAGTAAGTTGTCCTCCTTCTTCGTGTCCTACATAACCAGGAGGTGAACCTATTAATCTAGAGATAGAGTGTTTTTCTTGAAACTCAGACATATCTAATCTAATCAATGAATCTTCATCACCGAACATATATTCCGCCAGTTTCTTTGCGATATGAGTTTTACCGACACCTGTGGGACCTAAGAACATAAATGAACCTATGGGTTTCTTTGGGTTTCTAATACCTACCCTATTTCGTCTAAGAGACTTTGCAATCTTCTCTAACGCCATTTCTTGACCAATAATAGATTTCTCCATTTCTTTCTCCATCTCCAACATTCTCTTACCTTGATCACCACTAATTCTTTTTAGTGGGATACCTGTCATAGATGCAACCACTTCATTAACGTCTTCAGGGATTATTAGTTTTTTATCTTTACTTAAACTTTCTACCCATTTGTCCTTTTCAATGTCTAATTTCTCATTGACTATTCTTTCTTCGTCTCTTAATCTCGCCGCCTCTTCGTATTTTTGTTTTTTAACTACCTCACTCTTTCTATTTTTTATCTCTAAAATTTTATCTTCTAAGTCACTAATTGACTTTGGGGGTTTAACATTAATCTGACTTCTAGAACCAACTTCATCCATAATATCAATCGCCTTATCGGGGAACTCTCTGTCTGTAATATATCTATCCGCCATCTTAACACATTGTTCAATCGTCTCTGTTGGATAAGATACTTTATGGTAAGTTTCGTATGAATCTTTGATATTCATTAATATTTTGATAGTATCTTCTACTGAAGGTGGCTCAATTATTACTTGTTGGAATCTTCTCGCCAATGCACCATCCTTCTCTATGTTTTCTCTAAATTCATCTAATGTGGTAGCACCAATCAATTGTAAATCACCTCTCGCCAATGCGGGTTTTAATACATTCGCAGCGTCCATAGAACCACTTGTATTACCTGCACCTACCACATTGTGAACCTCATCTATAAATAATATAACATTATCTACCTCCATAAGTTCATCAACGACACCTTTAATTCTCTCCTCAAACTGACCTCTATATTTTGTACCCGCCACTAATGAAGTTAAATCTAATGATACAATTCTTTTATCTAACAATGTTCTAGGTGCGTCACCTTGCACAATTTTTAACGCCAACCCTTCTACTATTGTAGTTTTACCAACACCCGGATCACCAATAATAACAGGATTATTCTTTTTCTTTCTCGCCAATATCTGTGCAACTCTTTGGATTGACTCATCCCTACCAATTACAGGGTCAATTTTACCTTCAGATGCCCTTTTAGTGACATCGATAGAAAAATTATCTAATATAGGTGTTTCATTAGATTTACTACTTTTTGATTTATTTTTACTTTGTCTACTTTTATTTTCACCTTCATTTTCCATAGGTTCTATCGCACTAACAATATTACTCTTATATCCTTTATATGAAACTTTCATACTTTTTAACATTGCAGACATTTTAGTTTTTACTTTAAGTGTTGCTAATAGTATATGTTGAGTGTCTAAATATTCGTCATTTAAGTTATCACACTCTTTTTCTGCACCCTTTAAAATGTTTTCTGTCATTTCCTCCAAAGGAAAATCTTTATTATTAATCTTCACATCATTATAATCTTCTTCCCTCATCAAAGACTTTTCTATACTTTTATGTAGTTTATCCACATCAACACCCATTTTAACTAATGTCTTTATTGCATTATTATTATAATCGTTTATTAATGATATTATAATATGTTCAATTCTAACCTCATAATCACCATAAAATTTCGCTTGTTTTATGGACATATTTATGATCCTTTTAACTTTAGGTAATACTTTTTTCATTTTAAATTTGTTTTTTTATATAAATATCATTATCTTTGTTTCAAAGTTAATTATAATATTATGGAAAGTCAATACAAATTACAATTAGGTGATACAAAAATCGTACTAAAGGAAATGATCGAGAAGGGTGAAAAGGTAGATATGATATTTACTTCTCCACCTTATTTCTCAATGAGAAAAAATTATAGTGGAAATGATGATGGAGAAATCGGATCCATTCACGTTGACGATTACGCAGATTGGTTTTTAGAATTCACTGAATTGTTTTTACAGGTTCTTAAACCTAATGGTAGTTTTTTCTTAAATATAAACGATAAAATTGATAAGGGTGTTGTTCACCCTGTTTTAGATGAGTTAAGATATAAGATGAGGAAACAAGGTTGGTATATGGTTGCAAAACCGTATATTTGGTTTAAAAAGAACGCAGTCCCTACAAATTGTAAGTATCGGGCAATAGATAGATACGAATACGTATTTCATTTTTCAAATTCTAATAAACCTAAATTTAGGGCGGATAATTGTAGAACAGAACATTCTGAGGTTACTAAGAAAAGGTTTGAGAAACCTGTTACAACAATTAATTCTAGAGATGGTGTTTATGATTCACAAAAGAAGGAATTAAATGAAAAAGGTTCATTACCACACAATGTAGTTATCGCTGCGGCGGAATCTAATCCAGGTATTTTACATCCCGCACCATTTACTGTTGAGTTGGCGGAATGGTTTGTTAAGATTGGTAGTGATGAAAATGATGTTATTTTAGATCCATTCGCAGGATCATCTACCACAGGTGTTGCATCTCTAAAGAATAACAGAAGGTTCATTGGTATTGATTTAGTTGAGTTTAATATTAGTTTTGGTAGAAAAAGAATGAATCACTTTTTAGAAACTGGTGAGACATATATTCCTAAAAAAGAATTAGAAGAAAAGGGTATAGATGTCAATTATTACAAAATTAAGGGTAAACATATAAACAATCCCTGACAAATTGTCATAATTTATCCGTTGGTATAACATTTGACTATGGGGTGTTATAATAACAATAAAAAATTAAAATAATAATGAGTACAAGTTTTTTAAAATTAATCGAAGAATTTGATTCGATGTTCGGTAGGGATTCTTTCCCAAATTATAACCTTAAAGGTAGATTAAATAATGGTTATAAGGTATTAGGGTTTAATTCTAATTTCCCTTCTACTAATGTTTTTGAAGATGAGTGGGTGTATAAGTACGAAATCATTACACCCGGAATTTCCAAAGAAAATATATCTATCGAAATTAATGGCGAAACATTAACATTTAAAGGTGAACGTAAAATAGAAAAAACAGAAAAGGGGGATTACGTTTCTAAAGAATATCACTATAACAAATTCTACAGAACTTTCGAAATACCAACGAATGTTGTCAGTGAAGAAATTTACGCAAAAACAGAAAATGGTATAACAACAATTTACTTACCAAAAGAAAAACCAACTAAAACAAAGTCCTATAGTAGAAAGGTGAGTATAGATTAAGTAAATATTAACTACTACTTATAAAAGATCCATAACTTTACAAGTTATGGATTTTTTTTATATTTATATTTGTTTAAATAATAAATTTTTTATATATTTGTAATATGATACCAAGTGCACCGACATTTAGAAAAATAGTTTTACTACTTAAAGATGAAGAAGGTAAACCTACAGACAGAATAGAATATGAAGATTCTGCGATGGTAATAACAGGTAATTATGTTTTAATTACTGAAGAGAAAAGAGTTTCAATAAGTGAACCTTCTGAAATAAAGGGTGACGTTTATGAACTTAAAAATATACATTCATATAAACTTTTAAAAGATTAATTATGGTTTTACTAAAACACGAAGAAAACGGATCAATAGAATGTCTTTATGACTCCTCTAATATTTTAGGATCTAAGTACATAGTCAATGAAAAAAAATTGGCAATAATTTTTAACTCTGGTAGACAATATGTATATGAGGGAGTTACCTTTACTGATTATAGTAAATTTGAGGGTAGTGAAAGTCAGGGTAAATTATTACACACAGTAATTAAAAAATATTCTTATTCACAATCAAAAGACATTGTGGATGTACAACCATTAGTTGAACAAATAGAAAACATAAAAAGTACGTTATGATTAAAAGTTATCAGATAAAAAAAATTATGGTTAAAAATGGAAAACCTCAACACGTTATTTTGTTAGGTCCAAATAGTGAGGTGTATGAGACTTCATGTTTCGGTGAAGCAACAAAATTGTGTGAATTATTAAATATGAACACAGATAGTGGATGGAGGTATGAAATTATTACTATAAGTAGTAAATAGAAACGGGCGTTTCAATAACAACAATTAAAAATTAAAAACAAAAAGTTATGGAAAAATTATCATTCGCTTTGGGTGTTGCTTCCGTATTGGTTGTGCTTATGGGTATAGTCATTACTTGGGTTACGCTTAAGGTTAAAAACTTAATTAAAATTAACGAAAACTTAGAAAAATACATATCTGAAACAGATAGAAGTATACATAATAGAATAGATAAAACAGAACACAATTATTCTGACGAATTAAAAGAAATATATGACACATTCCATAGACGGATTGATGAGTCGTATAGGATTTTAGATCAGCAGATTGAACAAAACCATAAACATGTGGTTGATTTACATAATGAGTCTTTGAGATATATAGACTCTAGAATAGATAAACTAATTAATAATCCTAAATTTTGTTTAAACAAAGAAAAGGAATTATTAACTGATTAAAATAAGAATACGCCCGTTTCTATTTTTTATGATATTTATCCATAAAGAAACATATTTATTATTATGGATATAAAAAGAATCTCAGAACAAGAAGTTAATGACATATTACAAAAGGAAGATATTGATTTATCTTCTTTTGAAGTAAGATCCACACTTAACCCAAAAATATTCGATAAAGAACAACACATGCATGAGGATGTAAGAAGAAGACTTCTTATGATTGCGGATGATTTCTTTGAAACACTGAATGTAGGTTGGGTAGATATTGATGATATTATTTTAACTGGTAGTTTAGCGAACTTTAATTGGTCAAAATTTTCTGATGTAGACTTACATATATTAGTAGATTTTGGTGAAGTTGACGAAAACGAAGAATTAGTTAAAGAATACTTCAACTCCAAAAAGAATTTATGGAATGAAAAACACGACATAACTATTAAAGGTTATGATGTGGAATTATATATGCAGGATACTGAAGAACCACATGTTTCTAGTGGGGTTTATTCTATTCTTTGGGATGGATGGGTAGTACAACCTGACGCAACTAAAAAAGAAATAGATTCTAAAAAAGTAGAACAAAAAGTTAATAATATTATAGATGCAATATATGATGTTTATTATATGTACAAAAATGAGGAATACGATAAAACTATCAGAATGGTTAAAAACCTAAAAGAAAAAATCAAAAAAATGAGACAAACAGGTTTAGATCGTGAAGGTGAGTATTCTTTTGAGAATATTGCATTTAAAGTATTAAGAAGAACTATGTATTTAGATAAATTAAGTGAAATTGAGACTAAGGCTTATGATAAATCTTTAACATTAGATGAGTCTATGTTAAGAATAAAAACATTATAAAAATTAATTTGCGTTTTTTTATAAAAAATGCAATATTTATTTAATAAAACATAATTATGGGAACATATTTAACGGGGACTTATTCTGTATTACACACAGATGGCACTGCAGACTTCACTAATTTCGTATATAGCGCAGTTTATTTCAATTCTGGTGCGACATATACTATTAATGGTACTAACGTTGTTGGGGTTGCGGGTGAGACATTAGACATCATAGTTAAAGAAGATGGTACAACACTAAGTACAGGATATCTTTTATTAGGTAACCCAATAGCACCACAAACTAAAATAAAAACAGGTTTAATTACTGCAACTGGTGGTACAGAACAATATCAATTCGTAAACATTAAAACAGGTTTACCAACTAACGGATAAAACGAAATAAATATAAAAAAATGAGAAAAAATATCAATCCAAAAACATTAAAAGGTCAAGACAAACTTAACAGGATGCTAGATCTTATGGGGAAAATGAATACTTTAAATGAAAGTAAATCATATTCTGAATTAGAATTAATCAAAAAAGGACCTAATGGTGTTGTTTATGGTATCATTAGAGAGAATCATGATTACTTTATTAAAACTTCAAATAAAACTTCAGGACAATTCTTAGCCGAAGACTTTAGTTATATCGGAGGACTGCAAAACAAATATGATGAAAGATATAAGTCATATGCAGAAGCAATCAAACATTTGAATATGAAGTTCGATATGTTGAATGAGTCGTATGGTATTGAATCAAACACAAATATCTTCGAATCAGATGGTGTTGCCTTTGGTGGTGGTGTTGGATTTGGGTTTGTTATGGAAGAAGAAGACGATGAAGATCAAAATGAAGGAGAAAAAGAAATCATCTCTGACGCAGATGCAGACTTAGAAGAACAAAAGAAAGTTCTTAAGGTTGACGCACCTAAAGCAGAAGAACCTGTAGAAGATGAAGTGGAGGATGAAGTTGATGTTGATATGGGTGGAGACATTGCAGACGTTGATTTCGGTGAAGAAGAAACTGAAGAAGGTGGAGATGAGTTCGGAGATGAAGGTATGGAAGATGAAGAAGGTGACGACAACACTAAAAAGATTCAAAAGTACACTGGTAAGATCGGACAGATGTTAAGAGATATGGATGAAGCAGATTCTGACTTAGAAAAATATGTAATAAATTCAATTATATCGGCAATGCATTTAGATGAAATGGATGATGAAGATAAAGAAGATATTATTGCGAAGTTAGAAGGTGAGGAAGACGAAGAAGGAATGGATGATTTCGATATGGAAGGTGGTGACGAAGAAGTTGATGTAGATTTAGACGCTGAAGAAACGCCAGAAGAAGGTGGTGAAGAATTATCTGAAGGTAAAGAAGAAAAAGGTAAGGAACTTGAAATCACCCCAGATATGATTGCAATGTTACTAAAAAAAGGTGAATGTGACTGTGGAGGACATAAATTAGTATATAAGGCAAAAGAAGAAAAGAAAGAAGAAAAAAAGGAGGATAAAGAAGAAAAAAACGAAGGTAGAGTTTTTTCTAAAAAACAATTAATGGAATCTTTCTTAAGAAGAGAAACTAAAAAGTCACTTAAAAAAGTTATTAAAGAAAGAAGAGAACTTTGTGAACAATGTGGTGGTAGATTAACTGAGGGGATGTGTATGGAATGTGATATGAATGAACACCATATGGGTTCTAAGGCAACTTATGATAGATACCCACATTATGATAAAGAAGCATACATTATGGATGAAGAAGACATAATGAATGAAAAACTCGTAGGTAAACAACATAAATTAGATAAAAACAATAACGGTAAGATTGATGCAGAAGACTTCAAAATGTTACGTAAAGGAAGAAAAGATAGAAGACGTAATATAGATGAGGAGGATATGTCAGTAATGGATGCAATTGCAACAGGACAAGGATACTTATCCGCAACAGATGATTTGGATAGAGATTTCGATGGTATCCCTAATCGTTTAGATATGGATAACAACGATGATGGTAAATTAGACTTTGAGATGGGTAGAGGTGTTGACTTTATTGAATTAGATATCGATTTCTTAAGAAACGATAGTCCTGGTACTAAAGAAAAGGAAAGAACTACAACTTCACCAACGACTAAACCAGGAAAAGGTGATAAGTGGAGAACTATTAAACGTCCTAAAGTTGATCCAAGACCTAAGGCGGGAGATCAAAATATAAGTAAACCAAAACCTTCTTACAGAAGAAGAGGTATGTTTAGATAATGAAATTAGTTTATATAAATAAAATCGGACAAAACTGGAAGGGGAATTACATTTATGAATTCCTCTTTTCAGATATTTTAGAAGATATAGATGGTGAGGGATGGGATTCGTACCCATCATCTGGAAATCCAGAACCACCAGAAGGAAAATTTATAAAAAAGTCAGGTGTATTAAATACTGATTTAAAATTAGATTTAGTACAAGAATCTGACTCATTTGCAATGTGGGACGCAGTTGACGGAATAGTTGCAATGGCTTGGGAAAATATGGAAGGGTATGATGAGTATCCAGAAAAAAGATTATACTTCTCTTTTGGGGAGGATATTTCTTCAGTAGAAGATAAACTATATGAAAAAGATATGGTAATAATATACGAAAAAGAAACAATAAACACGTAAGATATGGGAAAGAAAATCAAAATTTATGAATCAGAAATTAAAAGAGCAACTAGACGTAAATTAATGGAACGTTATGTTGATGAGGACTATGAGATGAGAGATACTTATAGTAAAAGAGATTTTAAACCTACACCAAAAGAAAGAGGTGTTGAGGGTGTATTTGGTAAGTATGGAGACGATATAGATCCTGCGGTTGTTAGATATATGAGAAAAAATCCTGATCATATTCTAAGAAGAATGGCAAAATTATATCCTGACATCTATATGAGACATATTCCATTACAATCTAATACTGAATTAGAAATGGATGATGTAATGATGGGTGAGGCGGAAGAAACTACTGTTAAGCAAACTAAATATACTCCAGATGAAGTAAAAAGAGCGGAACAAGAAGGTATGGGTATATCTGTTAATGGTTCAGTTACTTTAGATAAAGATGGAGGTATGACAGTAACAACTAAAAATGAATCTACACAAAAACTATTTAAAAAATTCTTAAATAGAAAGTAAGTTATGACAAAAGGGGATATCATAAGAAAACTAATTTCAGAAAAATTTGCGTCAAAGGCACAACAAAGGTTCTTTTATGCGATGGCGAATAAAGACACTAAAAAAGGTAGAAAGTTTAAAAAGTGGGCAAAAGAATTCTCTGATGATACTGATTTTGATGACTTACCTGAAAAAGTTTCTGAGGAAGAAAAAGAAACTAAAAATCCAAAGATGAAAAAAGGTGATTTAGTAGAATATATAAATTCTAAAAAAATGATGGGTGAACAAAGAAGAGGTAATAGACCTATAGTTGTACCAGAAATTTCAGGACCTGATTTTCGTATTGTTGTACAATGGTTAGAAAAACTTAGAGAAAGTGGTGTTATTAATATGTTTGGTTGTTCCCCTATGTTAAATTGGACAGAAAAAGATTTACATAGATGGTTATATGGACAAAAACAAGATCCAGAGTCTATAGAAGAACAAATAGAAGAGTTAGAATATGAAAATGAGGATGGTGATAATGATTCTGATATAGAAATGTTAGAAAATCAATTAGAAACTATAAACTATTTATTAGAAAATAAACAAGCAGTTAGAGATGTATTAATTAGAACTGCCTTAACGAGAGTAGAAAATACTGATGGTAATTATGAAACTAAAAACGTACAACGTATTTTTGAGAGATTAGCGAAGGAAGTATTTATTATGTGGACAGAAGTTATTTACGGAAATTTTTAAAATTTAAATTATGAAAAGAAGAAATATTATTAATGAGGTAACCAAAAGAATTGTTAATGAAAAATTAAGAATAAATAGGTTAACTGAAGCAATCGAATACGATCCTGAACATCCAGAAAGAATGAATCCGGGATTAGAAAGAAGTCTTAGAAGTGGTGAACACATATTTGGTAAGAGTAAATCTATTCCTGTTGGTTCAGAATCACAAAATTATTCTGAGAAATTGGCAAGTAAAAGATTTAAAGAAATCATTAATAAAGTAAAAAGATATCATGGAGTACAAAACATTAACCCTATGATGATGCAACAGATGTTTCAAATTATGGGTGAAGTTAGTCAGATTGAATCTAGACATAAAGAAGCTTTAGAACAATTGGCAATCGATATAGTTTCTGAGGAATTCGATATTCCAGATCAAATGTTAGAGGCTACTTTATCACCTCCAGGTTCAGACTTAGGTTTTGGAGATGACGATGAAGAAGAGGAAGAAGATTATGGTTCTGATTTTGAAACTCCGAAAGCACCAAAAAGTGCGGAAAGAATGGAAGAATTAGAAATGGAAGTAGATAAAAGAAGAGTAATAAATGCTTTAATGCAAGGGGCTTCTAAAAAAGGACATTATATTTTCCATATGGTTGCAGATGAATTAGATACCATAGATCCTAGACTTATGGGGTTATATGGTAAACTAATGTCTTTGGCGGACTTCCAATACTGGGTGATTCCTGATACTACTATGACTGGTCAAGCTGGTGGTGTGGAGAAGATTGAATGGAGAAAGGCTGAAGCACCTGAAGATTCTGATGAGGAAGAAGAAATGGATAAGGTTAATGTAGAGGAAGGTGATGAGATACCTGTAGTAGTGGCAAAAGCATGGATATTTCCACTTTTAGTGCATGAACTTATTAAAGGGACATTAGAACTATCTGCGATAAATTGGGCAGATGGTCACTTAGACTTTGAGGAACAAGCGGAAGTAATTAAAAGGGCTGACACACCAGAAGGTGAAATATGGGGAATGAGATTAGGTCCTGGTATGTGGGAAAAATTCTTAGATTGTGTAGGGGTAGAAAATTACGATATAAAACAATGGTTATTTCAAGAGTTAACTAAGTTACCAGCAAAACAATTTCATGAATTTATGAAAGAAATTTTAAGTGGTAGTCAAAAGTGTAAAGAAGTGATTCAAACATTAAAAGACTTACACGAAGAAGATCCTTCAGATAGTTTAGAGGATATGTTTGATGACACAGGTTATGATGAAATGGATGATATCTTAGATAACTTAGGGATTGAAACCGAAGAAGAACCAACTACTGACGAACCAAAAGAATTAAATTATTCTGAAATGTCACCTAGAGAAATACAAGATTTAATAGACGATGCATTAGATAGAGGTGATTTCGATATGGTATCAAAATTACATAAATACTTATAATATATTATTTATTTATTTATTTAAATCCCATCTTAGGTGGGATTTTTTTATTTAAACAACATATTTATTAATAAAAAGACAATGGTAGGTACTTTACATCCTAATTTTAAAAAATTAATAAGAAAATTTATTGGGTCTCAACACCATAATTATGAAGATGATTACATGAGGTATGTTGAGGATATGATTAAATACTTTGATGATATAGATCAAGAAGATATATTTTCAGGTGTTTTTAATTATATTATTGAGGAAGAAGATGAAAATCCTTTAGAATATATAGATACTAATTTATTAAATGGATATTTTTATGGTGATGATATAATAAAAATATTAAGAGATTCTGGATGGATGGAAAAATATTTTACTCTTAATAGTTACAAAGATCATGTAACTCCACAAGGTAGAGAAATATCAGTATTCGATGATATTAAATGGGAAGGTGAAACCCCATATTTAATTCTATATGGTTGGGATGAATTTCAAGAATTATTTTATAGTAAAGATAGAGATTTAGTAGAACGTGTTTTAGGTGAAGATTGGGCGGAACTTTATAGTATTGATAGAGTTGATTTTATGGATGAAGTATGGAGTGAACTGGATGAAAAATCTTTACAACATATAAAAGATTATATTAAGGATAATGGTTTTATTGGTAGAGAATTAGACTATGATGAAGATCCAGATGGTGGTGGATTAAGGGAAGATATGTTAGAAGACAACGATTTATTAGGTGAATTAATAAATGATGAGGTTATGTTTGACGAATTAAAAAGAGAGTTAAATAATTTTTATAGATGGGCGTATGAAAGTGCGGCGGAAGATGAATTGTTTAAATCTTTAAAAGATGAGATAGAATCACTTTTAGGTTCTGAAGGTGAATGGGATATGGTAAAATCAAAAAAAGAAGGGGGTTCAGATAGACATATTTTAAAATTTGATGTTAGTAAAATATTTATGGATATATTAGAACGGTTTGTTGGATGTGAGGGGAATTTACCAGAAGAAGAATATAGTTATTTTTTAGAGGTTTTAGGTAAAACTTTGGACTGTGAGGGTGATTTATTACAGGCGCCTGATATGGGATATTTTTATCCTGACCACACAAAAGTAAGTGAACATTTAAATTACAATGTATTAGGAAACTTATAATATGAAAATAAAACTAACAGAAAGTCAATACTTAAAAGTTATTACTGAAAATCAAAACCCTAACGTTGATAGGTTATTACAAAAGTTTTTTGATGATATTAGACTCTTAGATGATGACGAAAAACTATATTATTTTTTCGATGTATATGGATTTGATGATAGGATGATGGAAGTTAGTGATAGACTATATGATTGGTTTAGATACAGTCTTTTAAGTGGTATTAAAATAATAAATTATAGAACCCTTAGTAAATACCAAAATAAAATTAATAGTCTTTTAGAAGTGATTGCCACAAAAGAAAGTAAAAAAATAATAGATTCTAATAAAAACGATTTAAAAAAAATTAAAGAATTAATTAAATTAGAAAGTATTATTCCGAGATATTATGAAAGTAAAATTCTAAAAGAATTGATTGATGGATTATTGTTTGATTCCGTACAATATTTGTTTAAAAACTATGAACCTAAAGAAGCGATTAAACAATCATCCATTCTATCCGATCAATTAGGTAGAAAAAGAATGGAAAATATAGTACCATTAGTTAAAGATTTTGCAGAAAAAAATGGGTTAACTATTATACCTAAACATAAAGGGTTCACTTTCCAAAAAGATGAAGGTAGTATGGTTAGGGATTTAATTAATTATATGAAAGATATACCTGAATTACCAAAGAAAACAAAAAGAGGGTTTTTAGATTATATTGGTAGTAATTATGGGGCTGGACAATATTCTACTTTTTGGAGTGCGGTTAATAAAGCAGGAATCATACAAAAAGTAGGTGGTGGTAATAACGTCACATATGAATTAGGACCTAACTACAAAGCGTATGAAGAAGGTAATGTAGTCGCATTTTAATCATTTATACATATTTATATAAAAAAAGTAATGGATAGAGCGGAACAACTTAAAATATTTGCTCGATGTTTAGGTGATCCAACATATGCGATAGAAACGTTTTTAAAGACATTTGATTTAACTCAGAAAGGTATGGTACCTTTTAAGTTGTATTATAAACAAAAAGAAATCATTAGATCATATGAAGAAAACAATCGTAATCTGGTAACCAAACCTCGACAGGCAGGTGTATCTACAACTACCGCAGCATATATTGCAGTTAAAACTGCGTTTGGTGATCCAGATAACCCACATAAAGTACTTATACTCGCCAACAAACAGACATTAGCACAAGAATTCTTAAAGAAAGTAAAAGACTTTTTAGATCAAATACCTTATTGGGTTTGGGGGTTAGATGAATCAACAGATTATTTAGAAATAAACTCAAAAGGACATCTTAAATTAAAATCTAATGGGTGTGAGATTAGGGCACTTGCAACATCTAAAGATGCATTAAGGGGTTTTACGCCTACATTCTTAGTTATGGACGAGGCGGCGTTCATCGACAATGGGGCAGAGGTATTTGGTGCTGCATTAGCGTCATTAGGTACTGGTGGTAAGATTGCACTTATATCTTGTGTGACTGATGATACATTTATTTTTACTGATAAAGGTTTAAGGCAGGTTTCTGATTTTGTAAATTATGAAAAACCTGATAATCCGAATGAGGGTTATTACGTAGATAGTTATGGTATATTAGGTAAAGATGAAGTTAGGGAATCTAATATTATGGTTAATAATGGGTTACAAGATACAATTAAAATAACTACTACAAATAGTTTTTTAGAAGGTACATTAACACATAAAGTATGGGCATATAGAAGCGATTCTAATTCGTATGAATGGACACCTATGGGTGATTTAAAAGTTGGGGATTATGTAAATATACAATACGGGTACGAGATTTTTGGTAATGATGATGAAATTAACCATAATTATAAATTTAATAATAAAGAAAAACAACCTAATAAAATTTATAATAAAATAGACACCAACCTAAGTTATTTAATAGGGCTATACCTATCTGAAGGTTCTTGTTATAAGAAATATAATGATAATGGTGATTTAGTAGGTGTGGACATAACTATCACTTGTGGTGATTATATTGGTGATTCTATTAGGCGTGCTGGATTTAATTATAGTTGTTATGATGGGTTGCACTACAAAATATCTTCTAAGTATCTAGGGTCACTATTAGAGTCTTTAGGGTTAGACTTATCACTAAAAGCAACAGAAAAGTTTATACCTAATAAATTATTATCACTATCCAAAGAAAATACATCTGCAATGATAAGGGGGTTTATGGATGGTGATGGTTATTCTGATAGTGTTAGAGGTAGAATAGGGTTAAATATATCTTCTAAGAAGATGTGTTTACAAATAAGACAATTATTGATGAATTACGGAGTATTAACCGACTACCAAGAAGGTATTAATATGGGTTCTGATTTAGTTCCAGTAGAAAGTAAGTATTATAGAATATCAGCAACTTCTTTAGATGCATTTACATACTATGAAAAAATAGGTTTTGATTTTGATAGAAAGCAATCTAAAAAAATATCACTAAAAGAGGTGAATATAAATAATAGGTATAGAATAATACCCAATGGTAAGACTATCATTAGGGATATCATAGATGATAATGGTTTAGTTAGAAAATTTAGAGATAGTGAACTAAGCGTTAATTCACTTAGGGTAAGAGAAAAAAATAAAAGTGGTAACCTATCTAAAAACATATTTTCTAATTTCATTGATTATATCACAAATACTTTAAATGTTGATATAAATGGGTATGATATAGATAAAATTTTAATGGAGAATAGTAAGTGGGTTCCTATCACTAAAATAGAAGAATCTAAAAATAAGACTTATGACTTCTCATTACCACATACCGAAGATTTTTGGTGTCATTCTGTAATATATAACGGTATTTTAGGACACCAAACACCTAATGGAATGGATCCATTATATTATAAAACATATGATAAGTCTAAAACAGGAGATAACAACTTTAATGTTGTTGAGATGAAGTGGTATCAAGACATTAGATATAATAGAGGTTTGTATTGGGTTAGAGGTGATGAAAAAGAAGAAGAGATTAAATGTGATACATTGGGTAGAACTAAACTTAGGTGGGAATATATGGATAACATATATGAAACTGATGAATCAACTATAGATAATTACGAAGTAATGATTAAAGATGGGTGGAAACCATTGTCTCCTTGGTATGAAGAAATGGCGGCAGATATGGGTGACCCTAAGAAAATCGCACAAGAACTTGATGTATCATTCATCGGATCAGGTGGTAATGTTGTTGATGATGAATATGTAAGTTATCATGAAGAGAATTTTGTTTCTGATCCAAACTTCTCCGCGGAGATAGAGAAAACTATGTGGATATGGAAAAAACCCGAAGTTGGTCACAAATATGTTATGGGGGTTGATGTGAGTAGAGGTGATGGTAAAGATAGTTCTACTATTGTTATATTAGACTTTGAAAACTTAGAACAAGTTGCGGAATTTAAACATAAGTTACCTCCTGATATGTTGGCAGAAATTGTTTATAAGTATGGTAATATGTATAATGCATATACAATTGTGGACATTACTGGTGGTATGGGTGTTGCAACAGTCTTAAAACTGTTGGAGATGGAATATAAACATCTTCATTATGACGACCCTAAAAGTAGAAAGTTATCTGAGAAATATGCAAAGACTGCATATAAACAAGGTGATAAAGTACCAGGATTTAATGTCGGTAACACACGTCTACAAATGGTATCTGAATTAGAAGAACATATTAGAGAGAATAAAACTATTATACGTTCACAAAGAATGATATCAGAACTTAAAACATTTGTTTATAAAAATGGTAGACCCGATCATATGGAAGGTTATCATGATGATATAATTATGGCTTACGCTATGGCGATATTCATTGTACAAACATCGTTTAAAAAATTAGAACAAGTGGAGAAACAGACTAAGGCAATGTTAGAGAGTTGGGTAAATGTATCTAATAAAGAGACAAAACCGATGTTTAGTGATCAACAACACGTTAATCCTTTCTATACCAATACACCAACGTATAACCCAAAACAACCAAATAATGGTAATAATGATAATGGTGAGTACAATTGGTTATTCGGAATTAAATAGTATTTAGAATTTCGATATATTTATTATAATAGTAATAAAGTATATTTAAGAAAAAATGGCAAGAAAAACAGTATTTCAACAATTAAATGATTTATTTGGACCAGAGGTTAAAAAACAAAATAAATCAAGATATTCTATTAACGATAAAGAACTTCTTAAAACTAAATCTAAAGAGGAGTATGACTTTGAGAAGTTAAAAAGACAACAAGATGCATATCTTTCTAATATGTGGCAAAAGGTGGATAATGAAATCTACCAACACTCCATTTATTATGAGACAACCAGATTGGCATCTTACGCAGATTTTGAGGGCATGGAGTTTTTCCCTGAAATCGCAGCAGCTTTAGATATTATGATGGAAGAATCTACAACATTAAATTCAGATAACAAAGTTATTAACATATTTTCTGAAAGTAGAAGAGTTAGAAGAATACTTGATGACTTATTTTTTAATAGATTAGATATACATACATCATTACCTATGTGGACAAGAAATGTTTGTAAATATGGTGATGACTTTTTATTCCTTAATATCGACAGTGAAGAAGGAATTACAGGTGTTAAACAATTACCTAACATTGAAATTAGTAGAAAAGAAAATGAAGGATTCGGTGAAAACTCAATGAATGCAGAAACAGATAAATTTAACCCTGTTAAGTTTATATGGGGACAAAGAGATATCGAATTTAATGCTTGGCAAATTGCACACTTTAGATTATTGGGTGATGATAGAAGATTACCTTATGGGACTTCTATGTTGGAGAAGGC